GATAGTCTTACCCTCAAACTTATCCTTCAAGTCCTGCACGAACGAGCCATAGTTTATCTGCTGTCTACCGCACCATGCCTTGAGGGGCTTAGGTATCAAGTACACACGCTTGATGTCTGTCTCATACCTACCCACCAAACGAATCTTAGGGTCTAGTTCGGGGATAACTAAATTGTCTAGCCCGTTATCATTCTGTTTGCGTAGGTCGTCAGTGCTCTTGATCTTTAGAATGCTACCCCAGTTCTCGTGGATATAATCATTCAGTGTATCTGTTACAGAACTGTTCATATCATTTACTCCGTTCTTATTTTCTTTAAGTAGTCTGACAACATAGGCCATCAGTTTTTTGGTATCGTAATCAATCAGTCCTAACTTGTTAGCTATAATAACTCCAGTAACTGTAGCCGCCGCCCCTGCTGACCAGAATCGGTTCTCTGCGGTTAGCCCTGCGGCAGTGTCAATACGTTGCTGTACGTTAGCTAGTAGCGCCTTAACCTGATCAACGTTCCTCATTATGTAACGTATGTATATAGGGCCGGCATGTCCGTACACTGTGGTAGCTCTCTTCGCGTGCTCGTCCGTCAGTGCCTTAGAGTCAGAATCAGTAAACAGCTTGACCGCTTTAGTCTCCATCATGCGTTGGGCTTCCGCTTTCGGCATGTTCTTTACCATGCTTACCCGCTCAATGATACTAGTGTTGCCTGTACTAACCGCCAGTAGACTCCATGGCTTACCACGTGCGCGCTCTGCGTTACTGCCTCCCGACATACGATTACGTTGCTTACCACTAGAGATTTGGTAGATGAGGTTAGACAGGTCTTCCCCCTTAGCATTGGTCATCTCATCGAGGTATAGAGGTAGGTTATGGTACACCTCGCCACGGTTCATACGTGACGCTTGTGAGTCATTCTCTGACAGCACCATACCTTCTGGCTCTGCCCATACTGATGCCCCCACGAACATAGCTGTAGTCTTACCCACACCAGAGTCCTTACTGTGGATGTGGAACCCTGCACAAGCGATGGGGGAGAACTCCATGAGAGGAGACCCAAACGCTGTACCTACTATGTACTGGTGCATCTCAAAGCCATCTTTGTTATAGAAGTTAGCCATGCTCTTCCACTCATCTAACGTCCCCTTTGGCTCGAACAGGTGCATCAGTCCGACAGTGGTCGTAGAGGGAGGGTTGAACTTAGTCTCTGTTGCGGTCAGTTCTTGGTTGCCTAGTACAAACGCATCGTAGTTATCGTCTGTCCAACCAAACTGTCTACGGGCGGCATCGGCTGTACTGTTAGCCTGTAGCTCATTAACCCATGTGGTAGTGTAATTCATAAGGTCATCCATCTTAGTTACAGCTACACCTTGCATTGCCATCTGCTTACGGAACTCTTCACGAGATGTAACTGAGGTTAGGGGTACAGTGAACTCACGTACACCATCACGAGGGAGGTGTAAACGCATTACCACAGCCTCTCCTATCTCCTCATCTAGGATACGTTTCACTACGTACAAGTCGTTGTGGTATATAGGGGTCTCGTCCATATCCCCATCTTCATTACGACTGCGTATATACACACCACCGTTCTGTCCTCGGAAGTATGGCTTAGGGTATTCAGGTATGGTGTACGTACTGGTTGGGCTGTTAGGTAAGTGTAGAGCCGGAGCTTCTACCACGTTATCCGATGGCGCGGCGCGGAGTACTTTGTTACCTAGTGTGATAGGGGATTTAACTTTCCCCCAGTTTGGGCAGTCGCCACATACATCAGGGTTGAACTCATCAAAAGACGTACATAGGTATGGCCCTTTAATACCATCCATCTTAGCCGCAGTGTCTTCTGGGTTATACCCTTCGTGATTCTTGGATATGTTACGTGCCGCTGATTCTGAATCCGAACAGAACTTGGCTATGGATAACCCTGCACGCCACATAGGTTCGCTACAGTTCTCTTGGTCTTTCCATATAGTCTTTAACTGCTCACACCCTCTACCTTCCATAGTCTTAACTATGATGTCTTTAAAGGAGGATTCGGTGTTACCCATAAGGGTCTGCATCACTGCGTTAGCTCCGCCACTAGCACGTGTTGGTGCGAGTATCACAGGGCCACCAACTAACTCAGAGAACTTATCGAAGTCTATGGGGTCAGGAGTACTAGCCGCAAAGTAATCTACAGGGCAGGGTGGGTTCGTCTTATGGTTACGCGTTTTAGGTACACGTAGTACCCGTGCCGCATCTGCTGTAACCGAGGGGTCTGCAAGTAGCCCGTGTACAACACACTGCTTCTTGAGGCGCTCTGCTACCGGCAACCATTCGTCTAGAGTTACTTCGTCAGTCAGGAACCAATAAGCGTGTACGCCTCGGCCTGAGTTGACTAGCATGGGTCTTGGTAGCTTCTGAGCTACACAAAAATTGTTTAGTGCGTCGAGTGCCTCTGCTTGGTCTGGGTATTCTTTCCCTTCACCACAATCTAAATCGAGGAAGAACGACTTCAGGTGTTTCACATTATCTACTTTCCGCGAGTTTGATTCTTTAAATGTACTTAATGCAAAATAAGAATCGAAACCATCTTTGTCATACTTACGCGCCGCGTCAGCTAGATGCCCTATAGAATCATAGAACTTCTGTATCCGGCGGCTATCTGTAGTGCGACTTGCGAATAAGCAGTAATTTCCTTCGTTCCCCAACGTCTTTCTAAGAAATACTTCTACATTCATAACCTTTACCTAATTCCGAGAGTCGCCACAGCAGGGGCACCGAAGTGCCCTTTTCAGAATATATCCTAGCTGTGGGATTAGTTTACTAAGAGACTAACTTAGTCGTCCCATTCATCGACGATTGATGCAAGGTCAGCATCATCTTTTGGTGCGGGAGCCGATTTCTTTACTACCTTCTTAGGCTCAGAGACTTTCTTTGGTTCGTCCTCAAAGATGTCATCACTTACTGCTTCTTGTGGAGCAGCTTTGGGAGTTTGCACTTCAAATGGGTTTTCGTCAACCTCTAATTCAAAGCCGTCAACAACATCGAACGGTGAAGCCGCAGATTGTGGCTCTTGGTACTTGATAACCTGTACTGCTTTAAGGCGTAGTGATACACCATTGTCACGCATGTTGTAAGGTACAAACACAACTGCGATGTTACCAACACTACCAGTGGTGAGCTTAAAGTCCTCAGGAAGTTCTTTGCTCTTGGCATCGTACTGCTTAGGTTTGGCGGTAGCATCTTTACCATACGCACCTTTAAGTACAGCTTTACCTACGTACTTACCATCATCATCTTTCTTGAATGGCATCTCTAACTTCTCAGGCCACGTCTTCTCTTTACGTTCTGCGTACGCAGTAGCCATAGCTTTGTACAGTGCCTTGGCTTGGTCTTTATCCATACGGAACTGTGTCTCATACTTCGCGCCATCTTCAAACGCATCACATGGAACGCTCTTGTTCTCAGCGTTATCGAATCGGTAGCACTGGTTTACACGTGGGTAAAGGATTTCTACGTTGCTTACTAAATGTGTCATATCAATTTTCCTATAATTTAATTTGCGTCAAATTCAAATCCATCTACTTCATCAAAAGGGGAAGTTACTTGAGCTACGGTATACTCGTCTGTCTGTATAGCCGCAACTGTGTCGGAGTGTGAGATCATCTGATCTGCTACGTCCAACTCTTCCTCGTTCAATGAACGGATGGGTTTGAAAAAGAGTTTAGGTACTGCACTTTCTTCATCAAGATATACTCTGGTAACAATGCCTGTAGTGTTCGAGCCACGTGCGGATAGAAACTTCACGTACTCTTGCAGTGGCATGTTGCCATTACTCCCTCTACCGTATATCGAAGTAGCGGGTATTTGTAGTCTATAAACTACACTTGGGTCTTCTGTAAGTGTCACAGCAAGTCTCTGTGAGAACCTACACGCTCTACCACCAAACGAACCTGAACCTCTAACATTCTGAGGGCAGTCCATACATCTGGAGGATTGCTTCTGATCATCAGGTATGTCCGGTGAAGGACGCTGTGTATCTCCTGACCAACAGATTGGAGCCTTTGCTACATTGGGATCGAATGACTCCGAGTAATAATACCTAGCTACAGGCGCGGCATTTACAATAACTACATCTATTGAGTCCTTAGCCTGTGATGCTACGTCACCGTCGATGGTTCTTATCTCTCCACCACGTAGGGCGATTCGGCGTCTCATTACACATCATCCGATGGATCAGATGACCAACCCAAAGCACTATCATCTACTGCCATTACATCTTCTGGGGTGCCAGTCAAAGCCGCGTCTAATGCGTCTAGGTTAAAGCGGTATGTGCTACCTACCTTTATATAAGTACTGGCAGGGATCTCTCCCTTACGAATCCAAGATCGGGCGGTTGATATTGAAATACTGAAGTACTTGGCAACCCCCTCGATTGATACATATTTCTTTTCCATTATTTCTTCCTTACTGATATTACGTATTCTGAATTTACATTAAGACCTTTAGGTAGTAGGTCAGGATTCTCTTCCAGAAACTGCTTTACGTGTGTCTGGTTCAGTCGTTTATCGAACAGCTCTAACGCCTCGTGTTCTAAAACAAACTTATACATAGAGTCCCAATCGTTAGTCCAGTACCTAGTCTTGGCAGATCGGTAGAACAAACCTGCTCCGGTCTTAACACTATCTACACCGTGTTCCTTACAGTATTCGAGCAAAGCCTTCTTGACTTTATCCATCTGCTCTACCAACTTCCCGTCTTCTTCTTTGAACTTAGCTGATAATTCCGAACGTCTATCTTTTATCTTTAAATACACCTCCGTCAGCTTCTCTGCGTTGCTCATCATAACCTCCGTTCGTGGTGAGTCGTACACTTTATTAGCTATCCATTAGCTAGTCAAGTATTTCTTTGTATAAATCAATCATCTTTGTGTGAACGTCTATTCTGTTATCTAATAGAGCGTAAACGCGTCTCTCTGCGTGGCTACCCGCTAACTGTACGATCGTACACTTCTGATCCTGTCCTGATCTATGCACACGTGCGTTGGCTTGCGCGTAGGTTTCTAGTGAGCTTGTTGGCCCCCACCACACAACTGTATTCGCCGCAGTTAGGGTCACACCGTGTGCCGCAGACTGAGGTTGAATGACTAGTACCTGAGGGTCGTCGCTCTCTTGGAATCTTTTAAATATCTCGGTGCGCTTGGATGCAGGTACGTCACCACGTATTACCTCGGTGGTTATCTTGTCCTTACGTAGTTTCTCTGTCAGCATGTCGATGGTGTGCTTGAACGGTACGAACACTAATACCTTCTTACTAGACTCATCAATTACCTCACGTAGTACCTTGTATCTGTGCTTGATGTCGAACTCTAACGAATCTCCTAGGTCGGTATACACAGCACCCGCAGATATTTGTAGTAGCTTATTCATGTTGACTGCCGCGTTAGCCGCAGTGATCTGTTCCCCCGCCGCCTCCATGACCATCTTACTCTTCAACTCTTTGTAGTACTTCTTCTGCTGCCGAGTAAGTTCTACCTCACGCCGTACGTATACCATGTCTGGCAGGTCTAGACACTCATCCTTCGTGAAACGTATCGCAGGTTGTAGTACGTTATACACTGTGTCCGTAGCATCCTCCTTAGGCACCCACTTAAAGTTAGTTACCTTACGCATCACTTGGTCTCGGAAAGAACCAAAGAACCTTGGCACTGCCGTTGGGTTTACTAACTTGGCGATGCCATACGCATCGGTGGGGCTCTGTGCGGCGGGCGTGCCAGTCATCATCCATAGCCACGTACTAGGTTTGAGTATCCTGTTTAAGGTCTTCCACCTAGTAGTCTGTGGATTCTTATAGTGGGTAGCCTCATCAATAATGATTAGGTCAAACCCTCCATCAGCAATAGCCTCCTCTACAATAGCTACACCATCGTAGTTGATGATAACGAACTCAGCGTCCCCTTGGATTATCGCTTTACGTTTATCCTTCGCGCCGTACGCCACCTCAACCGACCGGTGCATAGCAAAGCTAAACAAGTCGTTACGCCATGCCGCGTCCATAATAGATAGAGGACATATAACCAGAACACGTTTGACTAAGCCCATGTTCATTAAGTAATCAGCCGCCCAGATAGAGCTTGCTGTCTTGCCAGTACCCTGCTCGTTGAAGCAGAATGCTTTCTTATTTAGTGTCAGGAAAGCCGCTGTAGCTTTCTGGTGATCGAAGGGGTGATACTTACCTGTCCAATCGTAGGTAGATAGTATAGGCGAGGGCACGTTTATATTTAGGTTACGTAGTACCTGTGTTTCTTCTAACCCCCAACTAACTAGCACCTTGTTGTTGCCTAGGTCTTTACTCTTGGGTATTACCGTTGTCACTTGCGAAGGGTTACGTAGTTTAAGTAGTAACGCCTTATTATCAATTATCTGCATTTAGTCGCTCCGATACGAAATAGCACGAAGTGGGTGTCCACAACGCGCTTTGAATTTGGTGGCCCCCTTCGCTCCGGTGGGGCTAACTCCGACATATGCAAGGTATCAACTAAACCTTAGGTGAGCTAATGCGATTTTTACGGTTGGTGTCGCCACCGGCCCCAGAGGATACAAAGGCATACCGCTTTGTTTAATGACGCATCACACCAAGCGTCCACCACATCGACCTACACTTATTTCTTCTTGGTCTTACCGTTACGTGCGCGGTTCTTACTTGAACACTCCACGTAGTACCCATCCTTATTAGAGCCACCTTTTGCTAACGCCTTCTTGTGACTCAGGTCTTTACCCTTACGCTTCGCGTAGCCGTTAGCCTTATCGAACGCTCGTCTTGCACGCTGTCTTTCCATACGTGCTTCATGCGCCGGACTACCGCAAGGGGGGTTGGTCTGTTTCTTACGATCAGCTTTATTCTTGTATGGCATTAGTTTCTACCGTTATGTACACATTCAGTTACGATACAGTGCCTACGACATAACCCACTTTGATTGGCATTCCATACATCGTTCTCGAATGCTTTCTCCATACGCTTGTAGTCACCTAACCACTTTGCCCATAGCTTCGGAGCATCTTCTTTCTTATACTCATCCTTTATAAGCTCTTCACACACTACGAACAACAGGCCACCCTTAACGGTTTCTACTTCTGGGAAGTGTTTAAAGGTAGCTAATGCCATCAATTCTAACTGACCTTTGTCTGCGTATCTAGTGTTCTTACTTGTTTTGTAGTCAATAACGTACGCGGTCTTCTCTTCCTTATTAAGTATAACCAAGTCAGCGATACCTCTGTACCACACATCATCTGCCTTGAACCCGCACGCTTCTAGGTCTTCGGTAAGTCCCATTTCATACTCACATAGGAACTCACCCTTGAACTTCATCAAACTATCTAACACGGGTTTCACATAGCCAAACTTGGCGGGGATGGGGGTACCATCACGTATGTATTCTTCTGCCGCCAAGTGTACGGCAGTGCCGTACAACATAGCTTCGGTCTCCGGTTCTTTGAAGTCCTTGGATACCTTCAGGTGGTAGAACTTCTTGGGGCACTGCTCAAAAGATTTGATCCTTGAGAATGACCATGGGGATACCTTACTCATAGTAACTCCATCACAAGTTTTTGTAGTGCGATAAACACTGCTACTAAAACGCTACCGACTATAAAGCCCCCACCGAATACGCATACCAACTCCACTACTCTATTTGACATCAGTCGAAAGCTCCTCCATTTTCTCCGCACACAATTTAAGTTGCTCCATAACCTCCAACAGTTCATCGTAGTCCAAAGCCACACCACCGATAGAGTTCTCCTCGTCGCCTTCATCATAACCTTGCTCCACTAATGTTAGTAACTCATCGCCCCTACCTACCAGTATCACCTTAGTCCAACCAACACGAGTGTCTACGGCTTGGGTAACACGTTTGGGAGTAACTCCGGCCTCCAAGTCTCTCTCGGTCTGCCGAAAGTCATCCATTGAAATAACTTTATCATCACTCATCCTGCTTCTCCGTATGATTTACCAATACCCGATTCACAAGTGATGGGTAGCCCATCAGCCCATGCGGGGGTCGTATTCATACACGCTTCAATGTACTCACGTGCCTCATCTACTTCGCTTTCCTTTACACAGCATACCACGGAATCGTGTACTGTCAGTGCGATCTTGTACTTTCTAGCGATGTCTAACATCTGCTCACCCATAATACATCTGGCAATAGCTTGGCATATGTTCTCCACCACCTTACCACCGTATATACGTGTGCGCCCACGCCTAGTCATGTAGCTAAACTCTGGCCCACGTTCACCTTGCTCGTAGTCTAGGTCGGCGTACTTCATCCACAACCCTGACGGCAACTTGATACCCGCTGTTTTCCTGTGTGACTTACACTGTACTATGTTGTTAGCCCCATACGTAAAGTCGTCTCCACGCGACATGCTAACCAACATGTGCTGTGACGAACGCCAGAGCTGTGCGATCTTCCAGTTAGCATCGCGGTAGATTTGTACTACCCTTTTAGCTTCGGCGGGTTCCATAGTAGTGCCAAAGGTCTTCAACTGTTCAGCGAATCGCACCGCACCCATGCCGTACCCTGCACCTAGGATGGTAGTCTTGCCTACGAACCTCTGCTCGGCAGTCACCTCCCCCTCGGGTATGTTATAGATACGTGCCGCCATCTTTATATACACGTCTTCCTGATTGGCAAACGCTTGTACTAGGTCGTCCTGCCCTGCCAACCATGCGAGTACACGTGCTTCGATCTGAGACGAGTCACAGTCAATCAACACGTACCCCTCCGGTGCGACGATACTCTTCTTCAATACCTTACCATTCACACCACGACTCGGTAGGTTTTGAATGTTAATCTTATCATCGCCTCCCCACCTACCAGTGTGCGCGGCGTAGTACCTAACAGGTACCGGCAGTAATCCCCGCTTGGCTATACCTATAAACCTCTCCGTACGTGTCTCTTCGAGGGAGCTTTTCGTGCCTAATCTTGATGTCACTAGTGCTTGCACGCGTGGGTTCTCGTGGTCTTGTAGTGCCTTGAACGCCTCGTCAGACTTGGCAAACGCGTACGTCTGCTTACCTGTAGTAAGGCTAGTCTTCATCGGAGGCTCAACACCCTCAGCTTCTAGTAACTTGGCGAACTTAGGGTTACTCATAAGGTCTGTCTTGGTAACGCCAGATGATTCTATAAGGTCTAACTTTCTCTGCTTCACGTTACCCAGATGCGTTTCCAATAGTGGTAGGTCTAGCTCAAGTACGGGGTCGATAAACATACGTAACGTCATGTCTATGATGCGCATCTCCTTTTTAGGAAACCCCTTACCCATCTTGGAAAATAACATATATGTTAGTTCCACATCGTTGATGCAGTAATCGCCGTAGCTGTCTAACTGTTCGTCAGAGAAGTCTAATCTTCTAAGTCCCATTGCGTCGAGGACTTCAGTTCCTTTCTTGCCGATACCGTATCGTTCAGCCAACACCGCAAGACTGCCACCCACTTCAACACCGTGTAAAGCACGAGCGATACACAAAGTATCAGCCCAGATACGAGGACGGATATTGAAAAGCCAACTGAGTATAGCACCGTCAAACATAGTATTGTGAGCCAGTACCATGCTGTTCTTCCAATCGAAAGTATGTAAGTAGTCATGTAATTCCTCGTGCGTGCCTGACGCCCACTCCGTATCCCCATTGTTTACTTTGATACCTACACCCACGATCTCAAAACGAGGGTCGCGGATGTAGTTCTCTAGGGTGATCTTACGCAGTGAAAAGTCTTTGTCATAATACGTTTCAAAGTCTAGCGTAATAAGATCCATCACTCCTCCTTAACAAATATTCCATCTACCATCTTACCCTTGCGGTATTTGATGTCGTTGTATGCGTGGTACATGCACTCCCATATAGACAGGTTGTTACGGTACGCTATGTTTATCAGCACTACCATGATGTCCCCGATGTCATCCACTATTGGCTTGCTCATTACAATGTTTACACCCAGCTCATCCACTTCTTCTAGCAGCTTGGTGAACTGCTGCGCATCTGTTGAACCGTCGATCAGGTTGCGATCCTTGTGCCACTGAATAATCTTCTCTTCTAGATCCATCAGTCTTCCTCCGTCACAGATATTAGCTTGTTTAGATACCAATGCGCCTTCATCAGGTCTTGTAGCCCCCCCTTGGATTCGTACCTCCAAACGTATTTCTGTACGTTACCCTTTAGGTACCCCCGGAAGCCCTCTAACGTCATGGACTGTTCAATAGCGTCGATGCACTCGATAGCGCCGTTGTTATAGTGGTTGGGGTTGTTGACCATATCTTCCTCATCTACCGAGGGATATTCTAAATAATCTTTCTCCACCGGATCCCACCCGTCGTTATGTATTTCCAGTTCCAGTTCCAGTTCCAACTGCTCGTACTGAGGCATCTCTTCTTCTATACCTTTATCAAAGTAGTGTTCGTACGCCTCTACAATTGAAGGGTGCTTCTTCCGTAATGCGTCCCACTGTGCGGGTGTTGCTTCATTTAGTGACATGTCTATTCCTCTAATAGGTTAGTAGCAGTGTTAGATCGTGCATGTTTTCTTCGTTGACTACAACGGCTAGGCCGCCCGAATCACTTATCTGTTCTAGGTTCCTGTCCTGTAGGGGGGTCGTAGTGTTTTTCCCCGCCTTACACTCAATACCAAAGAACTTCCCTTTGTGACAACCTACTATGTCGGGCACTCCCGACTTACCATAACCGCCAGTGGCGGGGNAAAAGTAGTAAGCTCTAAGTGCTTTTAACTGTTCCACCACTTTCTTTTTTACTTTTGCTTCCGGTGTCATCGCCATGCTTGTCATCCTCTAAGATACCAGTGCCTTGTTTACTACCAAAGATCCGGTCAAAGTTATCGTCGAACTTCTTTTTGTTGGTGGGTCGAGGAACATCCCCCTTCCCACCGTGCGTCTGTCCCCACTTCATTAGTTACACCTCGTTGTGCCCCAGTTATCTGTCTGGCAGCTTGTACCATCACTGAAACGTGTAGTACCCCAAGCATCTTTCTGTGACGTAGTGCCATCGTCGTAGCGAGTTGTGCCCCATGCGTCAGTCTTAAAGCTAGTACCATCAGAGCCACGAGTAGTTCCCCAAGCGTCAGTCTGGTACGAAGTACCCGTACGGCTGTCACGTGTAGTACCCCATGAGTCAGTAGTCAACGTACCAGAGTTACCATCGTGGCATGTGTACTTGCTGTTGCCCCAACTGTCCGTCTTCATGCTACATGCCGCATCAGAGAAGGGTGACCACACAGCTAGGGTCAGTAAGCTACAGAATCCCAACATATGCCAACGCGTCATAACGGCGCAGTCTACGTTCATATATCCATGCACCTTATTCCATTTAGTTCTAAGCTCTTCCTGCGTCAATAGTCTATCAGCAGTAGCGTGTGCGTCTTCGATCTTATCTTTAATCTCTTGCTTATTCATCTAGGTCTTCCTCAAATTTAAATACTTCATAAATAGCGTTCCAAATCTCACGCTCTATCTCCCCCTCTAACTGCGCACGGTTGGGGGTGTCCGTATGTTTGTGCGCCTTCATGTACCCGAAGTGTATACCTGATTCTATAGCAGCCTCAAGAATTTTCCGCTTCTTCGCGATCACGTTTTGCCCTCCTCTCAGCTACACGTCTACGGTTCCACACCCGTGTCTCTTCAATGTTATAGATGACTGCGTGCCCTACTAGGAACAGCACGAAGAATATAAATAACGTGGTTACTAGTGCTTCAACATAATACATATCTCTCTCCTCACATTACCCAAAAAGTCTGTTCGTTTATGCGCCTCCCAACCCCTTGTACAAAGGTAGTCGGGGGCATCGCGTCACAGGTCATTAGTACTGCCAAGTTCTTCTCTAACGTATCTGGCAATGTGTCCCTAGTGTAGATGCCTGATAGGTCATTGTCAAAAACCGCTATCCCAAGTCCTGTTACAACTATATCTTCTTCTCTTATAAGCACGCGGTACAGGCTCAGGTCAGGGGTAAAAGGATTACTAACAGCCAATGGGCACTCCCACCTCTTCGGTTACTCCGTTCTCAACAAAGAATATATTTTCTGTCGGACTTTTGTATCCTACATTGTGTAGGTACTCGCCCCTCTCTAGTGTGTTAAGTATAGCTAACTTCTCTATCATACGTGGGGATAAGGAATCTATACCGCATACTGTAGGTACCTCATCAGTGACGCCCTTTTCGCGCCATTCGTCCGCCTCTGATCCCAATTTCAATAACTCGCATAGCTGTTCCCCTGCTACGGTGCGTATACGACAGAACACAACGCTGCGCTCCGCTATGTCTTTCCTCTCAGCTTTGACTGAATCTACGGATAGGAGCAGCGTGTCTACCTGTTGTTTTACATTACCAAAGTCCATGTCTAGGTTACGTACATCAGAAAAATACTGGACTAAAGGGGGTAGGGTAAATTGTTCCCTAAAACACTTATACGCATCCCTACTCTCGATATTTAAATCCTCCAGTGCGCCTTGGTATTGTCTTTGTATCACTTGTTTGTAGTGGTTGGCCGTAGCACGGTAACCCGCCCTGTGTGTATACCGTAACTCTGTAGTTACCAACGGAGTGCAGTATCGCTTAATGTTCTTTATGGCTATATCTATGCGAGTAGTGGCCTTCGAGTATTGTAGGTCGCCGCTGCTGTACTTGTTATTCTCTAGGGTACGTGCGAACACGACGAGCTTAGGGTCAGTAGGAGCACCATACCTGTCCTGCATACCACGTATATCTATCCGCCCACTGGCTTGTTCGTCACCTTCGTAGTACACGAAGAACTTGTTCTGGTCTGTACCTACCTTGAGCGCCGTGTTAGCGGTTATGTTCTTTATATATAGTGTCATCATGGTATCCCACCTGCTCCACATCGGTGGCTTGGGAATTGTTGAGAGCGCATCACGTAGACTATCTACAGGGGGGTGGAAGTTATCATACTTACTCATTGCTCTTCTCCCATACCTAGTGACAGGCCAACGATACCGTGGTTGGCTATAGTAATCATGTCGTCCACTTCCATAGGGGTAGAGCTTTCGACGTGGGGGTTGGTCATCGTCTTGTGCTTAGATGTGGTAGGGCCATACTTACTGACGTTCTCATACCACACGCCCTCCTCACGTATCCACAGTGGCCAGTGTGTACCATACGAATACACGACATATCGTGCGCTTGTGTCAGTGTGGCGTACTATGCCAAAGATGTTGCTACCCTCGAAAGGTCTACAGTTTTGTACGTACTCACGTGCTACTCGATTGGTTACTTTGTTCTTTGTTTTACTCATGGTGCTATCCTCTGATTGTGTAGTGTGGGACACGTCCCACGTTATCCTTGTTTGATTCGTGCCCATGCGTTCTGGACTGATTCGTAGTCTTGCCTGTCGTGCTCTAGGCTTTGGTCGCCTTGGCAGTAGTCGTCATAAAAAGATACCAGA